CCGCTGGACCGGCTGTTCGACGTGGCCCGCCGCTTGTCCGGGCTGACCGAGGACGACGTTGACCGGCTGACCGAGGATTTCGACGACGCCCAGAGCGACGCTTCTACCACCGGCTAGCGCTCGCTCTGGGCATGACGGTCGGCGAGCTGCTTCGGCGCATCGACTCGCGAGAGTTGACCGCCTGGGCCGCATACGAGCGGGTCGCGGGCCCGCTGGGCCCGGAGCGACTCGACATCCTCGCGGCCATCATCGCGGCCACGATCGCCAACGCCAACCGCACCAAGAAGGGCAAGGCGTTCAAGCCTGCCGACTTCATGCCGAGCTGGGAGCAGGCGACCCGGTCGGCGCAGCCTCAGACCGAGCACGACCATCTGCGGATCATCCGGGGTCTCAANCGCGCGTTCGGCGGCAAGGAACGGGGGTGACCTGTGGCGACGCTGGCTGACCTTGTGGTGGCGATCGGGGTCGACAACACCGGCGTCGACAAAGGCACCCAGGCTGCCGAGAGCAAGTTCAAGCGGTTCGCCGACCGGGTGACGAAGATCGCCACCGTGGCCGGTGCGGCCGCGGGCGCGGCGCTGGTGGCCGGCCTGCTCAAGGCGATGGAGTTCGACCGGGCCCAGGCGCGCATGGCCGCACAGCTTGGCGACCCGGTGCTAGCCGAGCAGCTTGGTCGGGTGGCGGGCGACGTGTACGCCCGCGGGTTCGGACAGTCGGTTGATGATGCGTTTTCTGCGGTGCGCGCGGTCACCGCGTCCGGCTTGGTGCCGTCGGGCGATTTGGCGGCGATTGAGGCTCTGACGGTAGCGGTGCAGGCGTACGCGGATGCGTGGGGTGTTGATGTTGTAGAAGCGGCGCAGATTGCGTCATCGCTGATCGGCGTCGGGCTAGCACGTGATGCCACGCACGCGATGGACCTGATCACTGCTGCGTCGCGCAAGGTCCCGCCGGCGCTGGTCGACACGCTACTTGAGGCGGCGAACGAGTACGGCCAGTTTTTCCGCACGCTCGGCTTAAGCGGCGAGGAGACGTTCAGCTTGCTTGCGTCTCAGGCCGAAAAGGGGCAGTGGGGTATTGACAAGGTCGGTGACGCGATCAAAGAATTCACAATCCGCGCCACTGACATGTCCACGGCGACCCAAGAGGCGTTCGCCGAACTCGGCATGGATGCGCAAACCATGTCTAACCGGCTGTTGGCTGGCGGGGAAACAGCGCGGCAGGCGTTCGGGGAGATCTTGGCTGGCCTGCTGGCCATTAAGGATCCCACCGACCAGGCGACCACGGCGCTTGCGCTATTCGGCACGCCGTTGGAAGACCTCAACGTCGCCGAGATCCCCCAGTTTTTGCAAAGCCTCGCCGCTGCCCAAAACGGGCTCGGCGATGTGTCTGGCGCAGCACAGGAGGCTGCGGAGGTCCTGGAGCAGTCTGCCAGCCAGAAGCTGGAGTCGTTCAAGCGTCGCGCGAAAGAAGCGCTGGTCGATCAGATCGAGAAGGCCATGCCTGTGCTGGAGCGGATCGGCGACTGGGCCATCAACAACATGGGGATCTTGACCGGCCTCGGCGCGGTGATCATCACCCTGACCGGCCTGGTGTGGGGCATCCGCGGCGCGGTCGCCGCGTGGAACGCGATACAGGTCGCATGGGCGGCGATCACTAAGGTAGTGGCGGCGGCGCAGTGGTTGCTGAACGCGGCCCTGGCGGCGAACCCCATCGGCCTGATCATCATCGCGGTGATCGCACTGATTGCCGGGATCGTCCTGCTGTGGCAGAACTGCGAGACGTTCCGAAACATCGTCATCGCCGTGTGGGACGCCGTTTGGGGCGCGATTAAGGCGGTCGTCGATTGGATCGTCGACACGGCCTGGCCCGCGGTGAAGGGTGCCTTCGGTAAGTGGCTAGACTTGGTTAAGTCCGTCTACGGCTGGGTGTTCGAGTGGCTCGGTAAGATCGTGACCTTCGTCGGATCGCTGCCGGGCAAGATCCGCGATAAGGCGAAGGGCCTGTTCGACGGGGTTGTTGCCGCAGCTAAGGGCGGCATCAACAAGATCATCGAACTGTGGAACCGGCTGGACATCGGCATGTCGATCACCGTGCCGAACTGGGTTCCGGTCGTCGGCGGGCGCACCTTCTCGATCCCCGACCTGTTCCCCGACATCCCATATCTAGCCCAGGGCGGCATCGTGCGCGCCACACCTGGCGGCACGCTCGCCGTGCTCGGTGAGGGCGGCCACGATGAAGCGGTGATCCCGCTGCCGCGCGGCCTGCGCGACCTCACAGCCGGCCGGCGAGCCTCTACCCCCGGCGGCGAGGTGCGCGTGATCGTCGTCGGCGGCGACCGTGAGGCGGTCGACTACCTGCGCCGTCTTGACAGACAGTATGGAGTGGTGAGCTGATGGCGTGGCCCGCTGATCCGCTACCGGTCAAGATCGAGATCGCGCCCGGCGCGGACCTGAATTGGTCGCCAAGCTCGTGGCCGTGGGTCGACATCACTGGCTACTGGCGGACCGGCACGCCGATCACGATCACCGAGGGCCGTGGCGGCTGGGGCGACCGCGTCGACCCGGGCACGTGCCGACTAACTCTGGACAACCGGGACGGCCGATTTTCGCAGTACAACCCGCTCGGCGAGTGGTACGGCCTACTCGGCCGGGACACCCCGATCCGGATCACCCTCGACCTGCCCGACGGGCCGGTGGCGCTCTGGGGCGGGTACGTGCCGGCGTGGGTACCGAGCTGGGATAAGAGTGGCGCTGACCGCTACGTCGAGGTGACCGCGCACGGGGTACTGTATAGACTCCAGCCGGCGGCAGGGCGCCTGCCGGCGCTGTCGCCGCTGCGTCGCACTATCGCCGCAACCCGGCCGCTCGCCTACTGGCCGGTCGAGGATGGCGTGCTCGCTGGCCAGGCGGCATCCGCGCTGCCAAACCACCCACCGGCCGTCATTTCCGGCGATGTCACGTTCCGGGCGCCGGAAGATATCGATTTTCCGACGTGGACGGTGCGCTACGGCACTGCGGCGCTCGCTGACCTCTCGCAGGGCGGTCGGCTGCGCGCCCAGGTGCCGGCCGAGGTCACCTCGGCCACCGACGGCATGTGGACAGTGTGCGTGGCCACCGAGTCACCCTGGAACGTCGACGCCGTGCTACTTGAGGTGGCCACGGTCGGCGGCACGTACGAGCGCTGGCAGCTGTGGGTGCGCGCCATGCCGCAGCTCACGACCCAGATCGTCGCGATCCGGCCCGACGGCACCGAGGTGGTGGTTGGTCAGACTAGCGGCGGGCCCGGCTCGTTTTCACTGATCGGTCTGAGCGCATGGCAGGACGGTGGCATGATCCACGTCGGCGTCCAGCGTGGCGACTCGTGGTACATCACCAGATCAATCGCTGGCACGCTCGGCGGCGTCGCGGCGGTCGCGACCAACCCTACCGGCGCGACGGTCTCGGGGTACCCCTGGCCGACAGGGCACATCGCCGTATGGGCCACCGATGAGCGACCCTTCCCGCACACCGCCATCGACCAGGACGGTCGGGGTAGCGCGGGTGCCCTACTGTCGTTCTACAACGAGGCCGCGCACAGTCGGATCCGGCGGCTGTGCGCCGAGGCTGGTATAGCTGTCGACGTGCCGCCACTGGCGCGCGATGAGGTCACGGCGATGGGGTGGCAGCCGGTCGACACGCTACCTGATCTACTGCGCCAGGCCGTACAGGCCGACGGCGGCATCCTGTACGAGCAACCACACCAACTCGCCTATATCCCGCGTGCGCGCCTGTACAACCGGGCGCCGGCGCTCGTGCTCGACTGGTCTGCGGGTGACCTGGCGAGCCCACCGCAGCCCGACTCGTACGCCCGTACGTATCGCAACCGCGTCGAAGTGCGGCGCGTCGAGGGCTCGTCAGCCGTCGCCGAGCTGATCGACGACTCAGGCGTCACTCGCGATGAGTCGATCGAGCTGGCACTAGCCACCGACAACGTGCTGCCCGCTCACGCATGGTGGCGGCTGCATCTCGCCAGCTACCAGGGCCTTCTGTGGCCGCGCGTCGAGCTGGACCTAGCTGCGCGGCCGGAGTATCTCGCGCCGTGGCTCCAGTGTCACATCGGCAGCCGTGTCAAGATCATCAATGCGCCGACCGACGTCGCCGATCAGGACATCGATCTCATGATCGACGGCTGGACGATCACGCTCGGCTGGCGTGAACTGCGTGTCGAGATGACCTGCTCGCCGTACGGGCCATGGCTGGCTGGCGAGATCGACGGCGAGGCGCGGGTAGCCCCGGACGTCAGCTGGCTCGGCACGGACCTCGGTCCAGACGACCCAGAGATGGTGCTGGTCACGCCGGGCATCCCCTGGTCGACCGATGCCGCCGATTTTCCGCTCGTGTTGCGGGTCGGCGGCGAGCGGGTGGTCGTCTCGCAGATCAGCGGGACGATCTCCGTCCAGACCGCGACCATCGCGCAGCGCTCACTCTCGCGTACCTGGCCAGCCGGCACACCGGTGACGGTGTGGTATCCCGCAGTCGTTGCTCTCTAGTCATCTGGGGGTCCCATGGTGCTCTGGCAGCCCGGCATGATCATCACATCGAGCCGGATTAATCCCGAAGGGTGGGAGGACTTCACCCCGACCGTGTATACGAACATGTCCACCACGCCGACCCCGGTGTCGTCTACCAGACACTATGCACGCTGGCGGCGTGAGGGCAGCACGGTGTGGGCGGTGGCCAGCGTCGCGGTCAACGAGACCACATCGGGCGGCGTCGGAATCAGCTTGCCGGTTCCGGCTGCGCGGCGCTTTTTCAACATCGGCAGCCTGGTGTTGATGGGTCTCGGGACGCTGCCGACGGATCAGAGCGGCGTGGCTTTCATGCTGCCCACGTTTCTGGACAGGATCGTTCTGGTTGCCTATTCGACCGGCAACCGTGACGTGGGCGCGGCCGGCCAAACGCTGCGCTACTCCGTCTGTTATGAGGCGGCCGTATGAAGGTCCCCGGAATTCCCTTTATTCAAGGGAAAAACAGGTATGGCACGTCGACGAAGTACGCGATCGCCGTGCACTGCACCGCCAACACCGCCTCCGCGCGCAACGAGGCGAGCTACGCCACCCGGCGCACCGACGGCGTCAGCGCGCACTTCTTCGTCGATGACCGCGAGGTGATCCAGTCGCTCGACACCAACGACATCGCTGGGCACGCGGGATCGTGGCAGGGCAACCAGTACTCGATCGCCGTCGAGATCACGGGCCTGACGTCGTGGTCGCGGCAGCGGTGGCTCGACTCGGTGGCCTGGGACAAGCTCGGCGCCGTGCTCGCCGCGGTGAGCCGCCATCACAACATCCCGCCGGTGCGGGTCACGGTCGAGCAGATGAAAGCGAATCCGCAGGTGCGCGGAGCCTACGACCACAACCAGATGCGCCTGGCGTGGGGCGGCACCGACCACACCGACCCTGGGCCGAACTTCCCGTGGGACCACCTACTGACCGTCTGGAAGCGAGCATTGGAGGGTGACGTGGCGCTGACCAAAGAGGACGCCCAGCGGATCGCCGAGGCGGTATGGACGCGAGACCCGAACAAGGACGCACCTGGGGCGATCAAGAATCCGTGGCGGGACAAGAGCACCAATCCGACGGTGATGCCGGGCACGGCGCTCACCGAGATCCTGCGAGTCATGGTCGAGGAGTGGCCGCAGCTGCGCAGGCAGGTCGATGAGCTGCGCACGGCGGTCAGGCAGCTCGCCGAGCGGCCTGCGCCCGGCCAGCCGCCGGAGATCGACTACGACCAGCTCGCGGCCGCACTGCTGCGCCGTATCGCGGGGGCAGGCGGCTCGTGAGCGCGGACCCGCTCGGCCCGGTGCAGATCAGCGCCCGGGACATCTACGACGAGCTGCGGGGGGTGCGGGTGCTGGTCGAGCGGCTGGCCGACCGCCTGGAGTCAACCGCACAAAACGTGAACGACCATGAGCAGCGGCTGCGGCAGATCGAGGACGTCAGGCCGGGGCCGAGGATCAAGGACCTTGAGGAGCGGATGCGGCTCGTCGAAGCGCGGCAGTGGCCTCTGCCGACGGTGTCGGTGCTGATCGCCCTGGCCGCGCTGGGGCTCGGACTGATCCAGCTCATCGCGAGGGGAGGCGCCTGATGGAGAAGGCTACGCAGACCCGCCACCCGTGGCGGGCTACGGTGCGCACCGTGCTGGCCGCGCTGGTCGGCGTGGTGATCATCCTGCCGGAGGTGGTGGAGGCTGCAGGTATCGGCCACATCGGCTGGGCGGCCGCAGCGGTCGCCGTGGCCGGGGCGGTGACGAGGGTGCTGGCGGTGCCGGCGGTGGATGCGTGGCTGCGGCAGTACCTGCCGTGGCTGGCCGCCGAGCCGCCGGACGGCCNGCANGCACGCTGAGGCTGGATACGACTGCGCCCCCTGACCCGTACTGGGNNGGGGGGCGCTCTGCGTCTGCGGGGGCGCTAGTAGAGCTCGTGCGCGATGCCGTCTCGCTCGAGCTGCTCCTGCAGTCGCAGCATCCACGTCGGCGGCTGCTCGGCGTCGCCGAGGCCGGCCACGGACGCCCAGGCACCGGCGTCGACCCCCGGGTCGACCNCGAGGGCGTCGATGGCCCTAAGCTTCAGGGCGGCGGGCGTGAGGTCGGCGGTGAGGGTCCACACGCGGGTGCTGTGCATGTTTGTCCTCCGTTCTCCGATGGGTTGATGGTCTCGCTTGTGCTGCTGGGGCCTCGTCGCTATCTGGGATCACTCGCACACGATGCCGTCACCGTCCCGGTCCCGGTACCACTCGTACTCGGGGTCCACACCCTTGTAGTACGGGCCGTAGCCGTGCGCCTTGGCCTCCTTGCAGGTGCCGAACCNNGGATCCCTCGGCGTGCTCGGCTTCGGCTTGGCCTCCGTCGCCGTCCGCGTCGGTGACGGCTTCGCGGTGGCCGACGCGGATGACGACGGTGAGGGTGCGGTAGGTGACGGCGCCAGCGACCGGGTCGCCGACGGCGCGCTGCTCCTCGGCGTGCGCTCCGGCTCGTCGTCCGNGNCGGACGAGACGATCGGCGAGGCGCAGCAGCAGCAGAAGGCGATAAGCGCCAGCACTCCGGCGACGCCGCTCGTCGCCTCCTTCCCGCCGCGGCCACGGCCACGGCCACGGCGGGAGCCGGTGAGTGGCGCGGNTACCGAGAAGGGGCCGGCGCTGACGCCGCCGTAGANGCGCCCCNTGCTCATACCGACCCGGAACGGGCCGACCCTGGCTCCGACCGCCATGGCATGCTCACCGCCCGCCGTCGCCGA